GGGATCCGCACTGTGGGCGTCTCCACCTCTCCGGAAAGGTTGATGCGCCCGCGCTTGAGGCAGAGGCGGCTGAGTCGACCAAACGAACGGCCACGCGCCCACTAAAGCCCACTACGGGCAAGGGTGGAGCGCGTAAAGCCAAGCTCGAGGCAAAAGCTACGGCTCGTGCCGCCGTTAAGAGGGAGAAGAGTACGCTTCTATCCAAGCGGTATGAGGGCAAGGGCGTCAAAGACCTCAAGCTGCCACCAGCTAAGAAAGCTTGGACTAAAGAGCGTGCTCACGACCCGAGGGAGACCCTACGCGACGATGAAGCGTGGGAGGCTAACATCGACGATGATTTCGCTGACGGGTATGAGGAGATGACCACCACCGGCGCCGGCGTGAAGGAAGTGAAATGGTGCGAGGATTTCACTAGGGGCTGTTGCATGCGCGGAATTGAGTGTGATAGGCGTCACCCTCTGCCTGAAACGGTGCCCATCTCGCCAGCCACGTTTGATGATCCCGACAGGCCTTGGGGCAATTATCGCATATGCAAGGATCCGTACTTGCTCAATGCTGACCACAGTGCCCAGCGTATTTACGAGTTTGCGCCGGGATCATGGCGGACCTATGTAGTGCCTCGGGCCAGGGAAACCATTGAACGGGTTACCGGTAAGTTCGCTGGCACGCGCACAAACAAGTGGGTCGAGGCTGTGTGGCTGGGATACAAGCAGGTGAATGACCAGGTCGAAGTCCGCATGTTGCCGTACGTCGTTGAGAAACTTGTCAACTTTGCGATGTATGCGCCGCGCGACGACCCGGACAAACCCCTCACCTTCCTTGCGATCGCGGCCAAGTGCACGCGCATATGCCAGACACTGCGCATTACACCGGACGAGGAAAACGTCCACAAGCAGTTCGCCACGGTGCTCGCGTACCGCAAGGCTGACCACTGCGTGGACGTAGCCGGTGCATGCGGACGTGCTTATGATCTCTTCCGATACTCGACTGTCGTGCGCAGACTCAAGCCCCTTAAGCACTTGCTCGTGGGAGGGTCAATCGCGAGCTTTGGGATGACTATCGGCCTCGGCAGTCTCGCGTGGCACCGCCACAGCAATGCCAAGATGTTGGCCAAGGCCGAAGTCTCACGGGTTGCGGCCAACAGGTACAAAGGCATGTACCATTCTTTGTTGCGTGACATGTCGGCCCGCCCACTCCCCGTGTCCGCCGCAGCGGGTAACGTCGGCGATGCGGTCGTCGGGCTCGCAAAAGCCGCGGGGTCTGCATTGCAACGCTTTGGATCGTGGTTGGGGTCGGTGGGCAAGAGTGCGCACCAGCGAGGTGCAGTTCTCGCGGCCGCTGGCACGGAAGCCGTTTGCGACGAGGTCGATGCCACCATTGAGGAGATGCGACGCATTGCCGCCCGTTCTGATCCCTTGCGTCTCGAGAGTCTCTTCGGGGCTTCATGGAACATCATGTTCGGGCCGATAATCGAGGAGGCCATGAAGCACACTGTGTTTGCTGCCAACGCCAAGGGCGAGATGATCGGGGCCAGGGGCACCAACTGGTCGGCCGTGGTACTCATCGTGGGCGTCGAGTGGGCATGGGCATTTGCGCAGATGTGCGTGTTGCCGGGCCAGGCCGGCGGACTCTTCCTCGCGCGTTGTGCAGCCACCACCATGCACCTTGCCACAGCCCTCATGCCCATGGAGGCCGCTTTGCCTGCCCATATGTTCTACAATGGATTCGTGGCACCCATGATTGTGGAGGC